CTACACCTGTTCCACACATTAGTATATACATTGTTTCGTCAAAAGATCTTGGAGAATCTACTGGAACAAATGAACAGTTATATCCTGCAACATTGTCTCTTGCAAGAGCTGTTCCTGCAGTCATTACAGCCCTCATTGATGGCATAACATTTCTGCTATAAACTGCTTCTTTTAATTCTTCAACAAATTTTGATTCAGGAGAATAGTTGTAGTTATTCTTTAAATGATCAAGCATAAAAGAAAAATATCTATCTACGGTTTCACCCCAAGTCTCACGACGATTTTCATCTTCAATCCATCTCGCATATCGAGACAAGGCTATGAAGTTTTCATAAGGGTTATCAATAGTTCTAGACATTTTTAAAATACTCTTTCCGCCGATTTTCGACTGTTATGTTTTTTGGGTAAGTCTAAGTATACCTAAAAATTTTTTAGAGGGCAAGAGTTAAGAAAATTTTTTATTTAAATCTTCAAAAGCATTCTTAGTCAACTGGATCCAATTATATTTTTCATGTACTTTTTCTGATTGAGCAAAATAATAACCAGAATAAGCTTTATAATTTATAACACACTCTAACATTAATTCTTCAAGATGTTGTTTATCTGGACGATACATTTTCCCAACATAAGTATGTCCTACTGATTTTGGAAGTGAATCATCTGTCAATGTTGACTTTAGCTTTAGAGGTCCAAGAAATTCTTTGTAATCTGCCCAATCATAAGTTGAAATAACTGGCATTCCAGTTGCTAAACCTTGTAATGGAATAAATCCAAATCCTTCTCCCCAAGTTGGATAAACAAGTGCATGATGAGAGTGATATAAAAATAATAGTTGACTAGTGTCATATTCATCTGTTATAATAGATATATTATTATATATATTAGGTAAAGATAATATATTATAATTATTATATACTCTAATAGTATTAAATAGATGCGCCTTGATTGTTAAGTGATATTTTGGGTTATTACCAAACAATTTAATAAATGTGTCAACAACTAATTGACCATCTTTTCTTGGAGAAGGTTCACCAATATGAAGAAATTTAAAAACTCCATCATCTTTTAAAATTCTTTTCTTTGGTTTCCATAAACTTTCAATTCCATGACGATATACTTTGATATCTTTTTCTACACCGTTTTGTTTAAAAACATCTGCAGTCCATTGTGATGTAGCCCAAACTTCATCACATAGATTAAATTTATCTGCCCAGGCGGGATCCATAGATGTTGATTCCCATGGTGTATAACCAATTTGGTATTGATTTCTATGAAATTTAAAATTATCTGGCTGTGTAAACATTAATTGTACATGAGCTCTTGGATCCGCAAAAGTTACTTTGTGTCCTAAACTTTGCAATGATTTTACAATATTTTGTCCAGCATAGCCAAAGCCAACAGCAGGATTTAATCCTGCTTTTACTGTGTAATAAGAAATATTCATAAAAACTTTCTGGTTGACTAGCTTGACAACACCTTACATTGTTTAGTAAAATTATATTTACTGTCTCTTAGGAGGTAACACCTATGGAGAAAAATATAAAACGTTTGTACGAGTTATTTAGTAATTCTACCATATTCGTTCTACTTATGGTAGCGGTATATTTAATAGCAAATACAGACGGACCTGCGTACGCTTTAATGGTTGAACAGAAAAAATCTGCTGAACTATTGGCGCAAAAAGTAGAAGCTTATTCTGTAGCAACAGATTTAAGTGACTGCGAACTAGTAGATGTTTTAAGCATTGCTGGCTTTGAAGGTCAAGCTCTAAAAAAAGCGTGGGCTGTGTCAAAAACAGAGTCCAACGGAAGACCGCTTGCTTATAACGGAAACAGAAAAACAGGGGACAACTCATATGGGATTTTTCAAGTTAACATGCTTGGCAACCTTGGAGTTGAAAGAAGAGACCAATATGGGCTCACTTCCAATTCGAACCTATTAAACCCTATTTTAAACGCTGAAATAGCATATAGAATGACAAAAGGTGGCAAAGACTGGAGTTCTTGGCCTAGCTACCAAACTGTTAGATATAAGAAGTTCTTAAATGAATTTCCTGAATCGTGTTTAAAAATAACAAAACAAAACAAGATAGAGGCAGTAAATTAAAACACAATTAGTCGTGGCATATCAAAAGTTAGCGGAGGAGCAAAAAGTTCCTCCGCTGATTTGCCCAATGGATCAGCTGCAACTGTATCCAAATTTAACAGATGACGACAAACTATTTTTATATTGTTTGTCGTGCTCATATAAAAATTATGTTGGATTAGATCTTTACGAAAAGATAGGAAAATACATAGAAAAACATGGCGGACAGAAAATTAGTTAATGGTAAAACATCAGAAGAACTATCTGATAAAGTACAATTGATGGTAGAGACAAAATCTCCTACTAAGTGGATTTTAATAGATTCTGAAACAGGACAAATTTATCGTGGCTGTGATGAAATTCGTCCAAGAGGATTAAATGTACGTAGATGTCATGAATGGAAACTTCAAAACGTTTACTTTGATGTACCACAAGATATTGTTGAGATATTGAAAGAAGTTACTAAAGATGAAAACATCAAAAAGAAAATTGAAGGACGGGACAAGTCTTACCCCTTTACAAACTCCAATTAATCTTTTAGTGAGAACTAGAGTTCCAGAAAAATGGATATTGATTGACCAAGAAACTGGTCAGGTATACCAGGGATCTACCAGAATGGATTCCTACGGTCCTTGGATAAGACTGAATGTAGATAATTCTGTAATTGCCAGTAATACAGCTATTTTGCTACACGAAATAATTGAAAGTGCTTCGGCGCCAGAAGAAAAAGTGATATAATAGACATATGTTAAGAACAAAACTTGTATCCATGTCTGCAACACCAGTAGAACTTACTATTGACGATGCTATAGATGGTCCAAATTTTATATCCATCCAAAATGTAGACAACTCAAAGCATGCTTATCTTGGAAACGGAAATGTTTCTCCAACTAACTATGGAGTTAAACTTGAACCTTTAGAATTTTTTAAAGTTGATCTTGGGCCAGAAGATAAAATTTATGCATTTGGCGATACTGGTTGTACATTAGCCATATTTATACTTGAAAAATAATATGAAAATTTTTTTAGCCGCATAGTGAGTAAAAAAGTGCTCGGCGGACTAGAAAGAGTCAACTTTATATGCTATACTAAAATACGAAAACATTTAAACTCTAGAAAATATGCTAGAGGACATCTTAGAAAGTATTACGAAAATGAGCGAAGAAAACGTCAATTTAGAAGATAATTTACAAATGGCACAATATATCATGTTGGCCAGAATTTATGACCTATTGTCAATTTTGACATCACATATGACAGAGAAGCCTGAACTAATTCAGAATGTAGTCAACTTGCACGAACAAGGTCATATCCTAGGCCCAATGCCAGCATTTAAACCGAAGGAAGACAATGGACAATCTGAACCCACAATTACAGAAAACCTTACTAGCTGAATTTCGTTCTAAAACTTGTCAATCTTGTCTAGAATTTAGTCAACTAGAATTAAAATGTACTATGGTAGACAAGCACAGTTCGGAGTATTATTCAGATATAGATTTCTCTTGTCCAATTGGGGAATTCTAAATGGCAAGAGAAGTTAGACCATGGGATTTATTAGATCCAAATTCTCCTAGAGCTCCTAAACATGTGCAAGAGAGAAGAATGGAGACTTGTTCTTCCTGCCCCGAATTTTTTAAACCAACAAAACAATGTAAAGAATGTTTGTGCATTATGCCATTAAAGACACAACTATTAAATGCTAGTTGTCCATTAAATAAATGGCCAGAGGAGATGCATGTGTCGTAATTGTGGAGATTGCACATCAGAGCATCCACGTACTATAGATGATGCAGTTGATATAGCAGATACTCTTCCTAGTTGACTACAAATTACACATATGTTATTATTATAGAAGTGTTTGGTTGAGAACCACCATTCTCCCTTACATTAGAAAATCCCCTAGGATCCGCCTCCGAAGGGATTTTCGCTTTTATTGAGCTTTACATTCCCTGATGTGATTGTAGTGTGTTTTTAACACAAAATTAGATCTTACTTGGATTTCCGCTCCGCATTTATCGCAGATATATACTCTATTAGCTGACATTGGATAAATCTTATCATGCTAATATTATTTTAGTCAACTAGTAATTTCATTTTTCTAAAATGTTAATATATTTTTAATTTGTATGATACACGTTATTTTAAAATTTTTTAAAAATAGATAGTGCGCCCATAATGTGAGGTATCTCACAAAAATAGTTTTGCGACACGCCCGAAAAACGGGTCAAAATGTCGGTGGTCTATGTTAGTATTCTATACATAATGAAAGGAGAAATAATGTCTGATTATCTTGATTATCTAGATGAAATCTATGAAGAATTAGTAGATGAATTCGGTCATGAGATTGAAAGTGATTGTATCCACAAGTGATACAAATCACACTCTCTTAACGGCGTGTCGACTTGAAAAAACTTAATAAATCTGAAATAATACCGATTAACTTAATGAAAGGAGATTACCATAATGGCTAATCTATACTCTATCGAAAACCTCCTAGTAGGTAAAACTTATCGTTCCCGCTCCGTTGAGGGCGAAATCGTATCGGCTGAAAAACATCCGTCTTGTGTATGGTATGAAAACGCTGAGGCGTATCTTGTAGAAATCCGTAAGAATGGCGGAGGTTATACCTACCGCTCAGTAGCGGTAAGTGTGGCATAAGTCACACCCACGCTTCGGCGTGTCGGCTTGAAAATGTCGGTCAGGTCTGATAGTCTAACGACATAACAAAATTGAATAGTAGGTATGAGCCTAGCAAATAATCCGAAAGGTGAGCCTAGCAAATAAGACCTACTATCACACTAACGAAAGGAAATAAATAAATGATAAACTCTCTAACTAGAATTGAATGTGATGAATGTAATGGCGTAGGTCTTATCTTTTGGGGTAATGACTTAGACTATGATGTAGAAACTTGCGAATGTATAAAGGAGAATAACTAAAATGGATAGATACTTACTAATAGAATTAGGGTCAGATGGAATTGCCTTTGAGACCGCTCAATTTGATTTCTACGCTTCTTGGCTAGGTCTAGGTCTAGTTATTTTGTCGGTGGTAGCGTATAAGATTTACCGCAATAAGAAAGGAAAATAAATAATGTATGCTATGAGTTGGGAAAGAAACCCTAGTGAATATAAATATGAAAGTATTCAAGATAGTTATGTAGTAAATGAATACTTTGATGATGAGGCAGATGAAATCTCTCTTGATGTTCTGCTAGAAAAAGAAATTGATTCTGAGTTTGATGCTCTACTAGAAAGCGGTGAAATGTTCTAATGAATAGACTTCTAACTTCCGCTGTTCAAATTGCGCTAATTCTTAGCGTAATTTACACGATCAGATTGGCAACAAAAGAAATAAAAAAATAAAATAAAAGCGGCGTGTCGATTTGACAAAATCGGCAGCTGCCCGCAGTCTTTTGCGGGCGTTTTGTACCCTTATGTCCGTTTTGTCTAAATGCCTGGAAAATGTGGTGTAAATCACAAAACGAAATGTCCGATTTGTACGCATACTGGTCAGTAGAATGTCAGACCCCCCTGCTAGACTTCAGTTATTAGAAAGTTAGAAAGGTTGGTTTAGAAAATGACTAACAAAAAATGTAAATGCGAAAAACAACACACAATGTTGGATTTATACAATTCAGATAACAATAAAATTTGGCTAAAACAAAAGTGGCATAAATGCTACATCTGTTCAAGATTTCAAATCTCAAAGTGGATTAGACTTCACGAAATGCGTTGCTACTACGCACATAAAGATTTAGAAAGGAATAAAGTAAATGCTAACTAAAAAAACTTTAGATAAAATCATCTTTGAATATCAACATGGTGGTGTAAAACAATATCACCCTGAAATATCTATGTCTGAGCGTAAGGCTCTGCTAAAGTATCTCTTTAGCCTTCCCGCCGAATGCTCTGCGGAATGTGAGGCAACTCACACCGCCTAAGCGGCGTGTCGTCTTGACAAAGCTCGATCACGCCCGTACGTAGTGTGGGGGCGATTTGTCTTTTATGTCCAATTTTAAAAATCACGGGAATTTTGTGAGATTTATCACAAAAAAAATTTGTGATTTTTATCACACGACACGCCGTCTTACTATTTGAGAAATTACGATTTGGATTTGAAAATGTCGGTGCTTTCTGATAAACTTTCGCCAAGAAAGTTAGAAAGGATAACTAAATGAAACTAATTTGTTGCTTCTGCGAAACTGAATACTCTGCGGATACTAAATTCTGCGGATTTTGTAATGAGTATAAAGGTCTGATGACTATTGCTGATTTTGAGAATTACTATGGAGAAAGGATACTAGGATAATGCGTTCATATTCTATTGTTGATTTACTAATTGACCAATACTATGCGCCTACTTCTATGCGTAGGAGATACAATGGCGGAATTATCAACTTTGCGGAAAAGCGAGATGATGTCTATTTATCTGAGGGCTACGAAGCCTATTCAATTCGCTACCGCCCTACGGGTTCGCTCAAAGATGAGTGGGCTACTGTTGCGGTTAGGCTTCCCGACTAAATGTCGGTGGCTTCCGCTATAATCTAACCAATAAACGAAAGGAAAACTAAAATGGATTTGATCGAATTCAGAAACTTTATCAACGCCCAGCGTGAAGCCTCTAAGGCGGAAGCGTTGTCGGTGCTAACTGCTACAATTCAAGAAAGAAAGGAAAAAGAAAATGGATAAACTTGAAACTGCTCTAAGAGCAATAAAAAATTGTGATGCCTGTCGTGGTATGGGTGCTATTTATTGGGGAAATGGCGAGGATTATTTTGACTATGAAACTTGCGAGTGTAATCCCTATGAACTTATTTTAGATAATGACGGAGATGTGATTTGGGATAACGGATTGCTTTCCGAAAATGAACTTTCAATTTTTGCTACTCAGGAGGCTAACTAATGTATAAAATAACTGTTGCTTATGATGAAAATTCTCCACACTTCACACAACAAATCGCTGATGAACTAGAGGCTCACAAGAGTTTTGCTAGTTATGTGGATTGGGGATTTGCTATGGATTACTCAACTGTAAATCTCTACACACCTAGCGGAAAATGCTATACCAAAATCTTTTATCGTGAAGGCAGAAGGGTCGTGGAAAAATGACATCTAAAAAACACTATGTTGAAACCGCTAAAATTCTAAACTATGTTAGCGATAAAACTCACCCAGCCGTTTTTTCAAAAATGGTTATAGATTTTGCGGAAATGTTTGCGAAAGATAATCCAAGATTTGACGCAAATAAATTCTATGACGCTTCAAATTACAAATTACCAAAGTTAGGAACAAAATGAAATTACCAAATAAAGAAAGAATAAAAAGAATTTTGGAATTGCGGAGGTCAAATGCCGCAACGCCAATAAAATCTAAAAAAATTTATTCAAGAAAAACAAAACATAAAAAAACCGCAGCTGGTTTGAAAACTAATTGGGATTAGTTGAAATTTCAACAAGCCCGCAGATCTTGCGGGGTCGGGCGTGTCGTTAAGTAGATGTGATTTTTTTCACAGGAATTTTTTCGGCGTGTCGTGGAATTTGTCGGTGGCTTCCGCTATAATAGCAGCCTAACCTAACGAAAGGAATAAAATAATGGGTTTAGATATGTACCTCTCTGCTCGTAAGCATATTGCTAAAATTGACTGGTCTAAATTAGATAGAGATTTAGACACTAAATACTCTGCTGCAACTTATCCACAATGGAATGATGTAGTAAATGCTGCTGGTGTTGATACTCTTGTAGATACTGAAAGTATCTATGGCGTAGATGTTAGCGTAAATGTGGCGTATTGGCGTAAGGCTAATCAGATACACAAATGGTTTGTCGATAATGTACAAGGCGGTGAAGATAATTGCGGTGAATACTATGTATCTCGTGATAAACTAAAAGAATTACTTACTACCTGCCGTCAAGCCTTATTCAAGAAAGACCCTAGCGAACTAATGCCGTCTGCTGGTTTCTTTTTCGGCTCATATGATATCGATGAATACTATTGGTCTGATATCAAGGACACTATCAAGCAGATAGCCCCACTAGTAGAAAATGATGAGTATAAGGATTTATCCTACTACTATCAGTCCTCTTGGTAAAATGTCGGTGGGCCCTGCTACAATAGGGCCCATAACGAAAGGTGTATAATGAAACTAAAAAGGTCTAATGATAGGAAGGTCGCTAATGCTGTCTCAAAAAATGGAAAAACCCCAACAATCGCTAACACTTTTGGATTACCTGCTGGAAAAGATTTCTCGTGTCCTGGTGCCACTAGTGTTTGTGAAAGCGTTTGCTATGCAGGAAAACTTGAAAGAGTATACAAAGGAGTAAAGAATACTCTTCTGCATAACTGGGAATTGCTACGCAATGCAGATATGGATACCATGTCTCTATTGCTTAGCGATATGATTGCTGATTTTGTTGCAGATTGTGAAAAGCGTAATGCAGAAAAGTTATTCCGTATACACTGGGATGGCGATTTCTTTAATGATACCTATGCATATGCGTGGAAAGCGGTTATCCAAAATAATCCCGATGTGCAATTTTGGGTATATACTCGTGTAAAGTCTGCAGCGCTTATCCTTAAGGATATTTCTAACCTCTCTCTTTATTTTTCTACCGATGATGAGAATAAAGAAATTGCTCATGACTTACGCAAAAATAATTCTGGAATTAAATTAGCGTATCTAGGTAAAACTTTTGCAGTCACCGAAAATACTATGAAAGAATTAATTGGTAAGCCTGGTGCAAAATGTCCTGAAAATAATAAACAAATTCCACTTATCTCCACCAATGGCAGCGCATGCGTATCATGCGGCTTATGTGTGTACGGTAAAGCGGATGTTAGATTTTCTGCGAGTAAAAAATGATAGAATTTTTTGCAGCTCTGACAACGTTGATCTTTATCGGTTTTTTAATTTCTCCGTTACTTTTATTTTTATATTTATTTTTTAAAATATAAAAGGCCCGCAGTATGTGCGGGGTTTTCCACATGTTTAAGTGGGCCTGTGGATAATCACGGGATTTTGTGAGAAATCTCACAAATGCCCGACACGCCGATACTCAAATGTAAAATGTCGCAGGCTTCGTGTATAATTCCTAGTCTAACGACAAACGAAAGGAAAATAAATGTCTTTAGATACAACTAACTGGGTAAAGTACCCATTCTCCGTTGCAGGCGTAGAATTTGTTTCTATGCTTGACCCACAAGGCTCTTTCTATTCAGCAGTAAAGCGCCTGCCCGCAGGTATCTTTGTTGAGGAAAATTCTCGCATGGTATCAGAACTTATCGGTAATCCTGCCAAATTTACTCGTAATGAGTTAGAGGCAGAACTCGCCCGTGTAAATGACGGTGCTTCTCAGGCTATCTTAGCCCTAGCCTAATAATGTCGGTGGGCTAGTGTATAATCTAGCCCACTACCACAACGAAAGGAAATAAATGTTATCTACTGCTTCTGCTCTACTTGAGGCTACTCAAGAGGGAATTATTGGCGATGAACAAATGGAACTCGCTTCTTTTATTGTCCATTCTCGCCATGACTTAGACCAAGAACAATTCGCTAGGGCTATGTTTATGTATGCTACTGCTATTGCTTCTGCTACAACTGATAAAATTACTAAAGTATTACTAACTGAAACACAATTCAGGGAACTAATCGAAACTATTGACGAAATGGAACAAATGAAAAACTCAGTATTGGAGGAAAATAATGGGAAGTAATTTCGCACACGATTTAGCTGACTATGATTTAGGATTAGATTTATCTACTGCTATCTCAATTCATCTAACTGCTAATCATTACCCGCCCGTTCCTACTAGCATGGTAGAACCTTGTATTGAGGCTATTTTTGCTTATGATGAGGGCGAAACTGATCGTGAGATACCAATGCCCGAAGGCGTATCCTATAAAGGCAGAGATACCGCACCCGCATGGGCTATTATCGAACAGCACCACCTAGAGGCTTGGTGTGACTAATCTCACACCGCTATACCTTGCCGATTGTCGGTGGGGTATGCTAAAATACAACCCAACTACTAACAGAAAGGAAGCAAAATGACCATAAATGGTTATACTTACAAGGTTGGCGATTTATTCACCACCCTAAAGTCAAAGAAAACAGGCGTAATCAAAGAGATTGTGCCTAACGCATCTGGCTCGGTGCGTGTTTTGTTGGAACTACCAACAAAAGAAACTCGCTGGACAACCATCTCAGCGGAAAGTCTATCTAACTAAATAGACAAGCAGGGATTACCGAAAATGTCGGTAGTCCCTGCTATAATAAACTCCCAAACAAACAACGAAAGGAAAATAAATAAATGGCAAGAAACGGAAAAGCGATAAATGTAAAAATCGCTACAACTAAGGTTATCAAAGCCTTAGAAACAAAACTCGCTCAACTCCAAAAGGATAGAGAGAACCAAGCAACTAACGAGGCTAAGTTTGAGAAAGCCCAAGAGAAGTGGAACAAGGAAGTCGCTAAACTTGCTCTAACTGCTATCTCTAAGGCAGAAAACTTGTCTGCTAACAAGCGTTATGACGGAAGGATAAATGTAGATTTCTACCTTCCTGCTAATGCTATTGAACTACCTGCTGAACCAAAGAAAGACTTTCAGACTTTCCACGATTGGCAGTATAACGAAATGGTAGAGGAGATTGAGAACGCTATTCGTATTCTCAAGATGACCGATGAGGAAGTAGTTTCTACTTCTACTTACAACGCTATTGCTCGTTATCTATAAATAACGAACAAAGTCCTGAGTATGACTATAAACTACTCACCAACCAACAAACGAAAGGAAATAAAATGTCACCAATTCTAGATACCAAGAAAGGTCGCTTCTATCGCAAAGGCGATGTTTTTACAACTGGTAAATCAGGAATTACTGGCACTATTAGCGAAATAATTTCTATCAGACCTAATCTAACTAAATTAAGATTAGATACTGGCAGCGGTTTGCGTTATGCTATGGTAAAAGTCGGTAAGTAATAATCTTGGGGCGGGTTTGAACTGTGTAATCATCTAGATTCCCGCCCCAGCTTCCCCGATCTTGTGGCCCGCAACAACTTGCGGGGTTATCCACAGCGTTACGGCAAACTGTGGATAACCACAGGAATTTATGATATTGATCACATGTCCGATTTGCCCACAATGTCTATCTAACTATTTACAATGTCGGTGGGGTCTGTTATACTTAGGCTCAATCTAACTAATGAAAGGAAAAATCTATGGCTCATAACCTAGAAACAAATGGCAACGAAGTTGCCTTTGCTTTGCGTGGAAAACCCGCATGGCACAATCTCGCTAATCGCATTTTCAATCAAGATGAAAATGTAACTACTCAAACAATGCTCGATGAAGCAAAACTTTCTAATTGGAATGTTCGCTTATCTCCATTGACCGACCACATTTCAGAATCTTGGAATGATGTATCTAACGCTCAGTTAGTTATTCGCACAAATCCATTCAATGGTGGAACTGATGTTCTCGCTACTGTTGGTAAGCGATACAAGCCTGTTCAGAATGAAGAATTATTTGCTTTCGCAGATAACATTCATGATGCTAACCCTGAGTGTCGCTGGGAATCTGCTGGTTCTCTCAAAAATGGTAAAGTAGTTTTCGGAACTGTTGATGTTCCTAGAACTATGGTGTTAGACCCACAAGGTGCTAATGACCAAACAAAACTTTATCTAATCGTATGGACTTCACATGATGGTTCTGTTGCTGTTCAGGCAGCAATTACACCTGTTCGTGTTGTATGCCAAAACACTTTGAATCTTGCTATGCGTAATGCTAAGCAATCATTCAAAATTCGCCATACTCAATCTGTCGAAGGCAGAATTCAAGTTGCTCGTGAAACTTTGGGTCTTGCTCTTGGATACTTTGATGAATTCGAGAAAGAAGCGCAGGAACTTTTCAAGCAGGAAATTACTGATGCCGAATTCTCTAAACTAATTCGCACAATTTATCCTAAGCCTGAAAAAGACGCTAAGGGTGCTTTGAAAAAGTGGGAAAATAAAGTTATCTTGATTGATGAACTTTATCATAACTCACCAACTAACGCTAATATCAAGGGAACAAAATGGGGTGCTTTCAATGCGCTTACTGAACGCCTTGATTATTTCCGTTCTGGTCGTGGCAATTCTGAAACGCTAATGGCGGGTGCGAGTGGCTTTGACCCAATTCTTACTGCTGAGAAAAATAAACTTCTCAAGTTAGTAAAATCATTCTAAGAATGATAAACTAGCGGGGGAGATAAATCTCCCCCGTTTTTATTTGGTGCGTTAGAATAGCTTGGTTATTTCACCACACTGTCACTGTGGAGATCACGGGTTCAAATCCCGTACGCATCGCAAGATAAAATGTTTCACATAATGAGACGCCCGCAATATACTAAGGATCGCCCAGAGCTTTTACGGATGTGATGTAGATAATACGGGAATCTAGAAAAAATCCCTGGAAATGCTTGTAAATGTCAGTCGTCTCGTGTATAATTTGGGCCATGATAAACGCACAGATATATGAAATGGAATATTCTGTCTCTCCTGGAGGGGTAGACTGCTGGGAAGCAACCATATATGGATATGGTTATTCAACTAATTATACTGACTTTAAGTCAGCAGGAGAAGCATTAAACTTCTTGATTAATGAGTACCCTGAAGAGGAACTTAACATTAATGTTATGGACCTCAAAGCATACCACAAGCAAATGGCGGATGTCTAATGTCAGAAACCTGGACTAAAAATACATATGCATGCGATCCTGATGAATGTGATACTTTAATTGAAGTAACATCATCAGATAAATTCGGATTCCCATCTGGAAGTGTGATGAATGTCACATGTCCATGTGGACGTAGGCCCAACCTTTTGTCGGTGGAGCCTGCTACAATTACACCAATTAACGAAAGGAAAGAAATGCAAGAAACATCAACGGTCCCTGAGACCTATAACCCTAATGCACTTACAACATATAAGTCTATTAATGGTTATGATATAACTTACCCAAGTATCAAGACTGTGGACCTAGAAGGTAAATTAGATTCCTTGGTCCGCCTTGAAAAACAACTAACTATTAGTAACGACCAAATACGTCGTATTATTAATAATCTAGATACTGATGGCTGGTACAACCCAAACGTTGAAAAGGAAGATGTCCTTAGAGACCTTTGCGAAATTCTTGGTCATGAACCAAAGCAAACAGTTCGTATTACTGGAAGCATGTCATTTGAGGTTGAATACGATATTCCAATGGAGGACGTAGAAGATTTTGATGCACGTTACTTCTTACAAGATACTTTAACTCTTGATGCATACAACGGAGATGTTGTTGTTCAATCATTTGATGTTGAAGATGCGGATGTGCGCTGGTAATGTACTTTGAACTTACCGCTCCTGATAGGCTGTCTTTAGAGATGGCCTATTGGGAGGCACAAGTAATTGGACTGGACCCACATTTCATGCCACCATTGACATTCAACATTGGAACTGGTAGCATAGAGAAAGTAAGTCGTATTCGTGATAAGTTTAATTTAACAGAAACTTATGTATCAGAATACGAAGAAACTGGATACACAAGGAGATAAATATGTCAGATTATAAGAGCGGTTGGGATGATGGTTACAAATATGCCCGTGATGAAATCATGGAGAAATTACGTGAGATTGACATCAACGATATCGACTCTTGGATCTTAGATAGATTATCAGACATGATAGAAGGCGGAAAACTATGACAGAAAGATTAAATTGTGATAAATGTGTTACAGCAAAAGCAATGTATCAGGCTAAAGGTTTAGCTGGAGATTTATTTTTCTGTGGACACCACTACAACGAGTTCAAAGAGGGCCTTGACAAATGGTCCTATGAAGTAGTAGAATTGGACAAAATCGAAGAGGACACTAGAGAAAAGGCGGAAATCAGTGGGAGCACGAATTAATTATATTTTTAACGAAGGCGAAAATGAGCCTGCAGTTTGGTTATATTCACATTGGGGAGAAGATGAATGGCAAGTTAAACTTGCTACAGCATTAGCACATGCTCGTCCAAGGTGGAATGACACACCATATTGCATTCGTATGATTATTAGTCATATGATTCAGCATGAGGTCCTGGACGAAACTGGTTATGGCATTGGCGCAGTATCTAAACCTAGCAATTTTGCTGCTTGGGATTTTACCGTGGATGTTGATATGGTTGGCAAAACCGTTGAAGGACATTCATGGGAAGAGTTTATCGCTTATCATGCTGGTATAACTGTACCACCTCTTGAACCTGCCTCAGTATGATATAATGATAAATAACGTTTGGTGAGGCTTTCAGGGTTCCTTTCGCCCCAGTCTTTAAATATGCATAGTGTGGATGCAGCCAAACACAGGGGGCCCAACAGAGGGAGAGACTGTTGGGGCCCCCGCTTTTTTTATAGCTGCCCGTAAAAGCGGAGGATAGATTGATCTTTTTACGTTTGTCAACTATATTCACTGAAATTCTCAATATATAAGATAAATAAACCTATTAGTCATTTTATGTGATCCACATCATATAGACAAATGTCGGTGGTAGGCATTATAATTATGCCAATAACCGAACGAAAGGAATATATATGCCGAACTGGGTATATAACGGATTGACCATAGAGGGAAATCCACAACTTGTCAATACATTAGTAGCACAATTGAATAAGCCATTTGCACAGGTCCATGATTCATGGAACATGGAAACTGGACAAATGCAAAAGAAACAAACTACATATCCTAATCCTGTATTTGCTTTTCATAATATCTATAATCATTTACAAGCAGGTATTACTGAGTATGAGTATCTTCAGCAACCCGACCATAAATTGCCTATTGAAGAGCAAATGAAATTCCAAACAAATGACTGGTATTCATTCAATGTTCGTGAATGGGGCACAAAATGGGATGTCGCTGTATCTTCAGATGATGAATATCCTGAAACATATATGGAGGGTCCTACTGAAAATGGAGAGAACCTTGTAGTTTATTATAATTTCAATACTGCTTGGTCTCCACCGTTTCCTGCCATTGCTAAATTATCAGCACAATATCCAGCACTCCTATTTACTCTTAGTTATGAAGAAGAGACAGGTTGGGGTGGCGAATGCGAGTTCCTTCGTGGTGAACAATTAGAAGGTTCTGAATATGAATCTAAATGTAGAGATTGTGATGCAGAAGATACATTAGATTATTGCGATAATGATTGTGGTCAAATTTGCTCTGCTTGTAATTATTTAGGCGAGGCAGACCTTGATTGTGTCAAAGAATGTCAGACCCATAAGATATACTTGGATTCCGAGCATGTCCCTGATTATAGAATGGAGCAAGTAAATGGCTGATAGGCTGGAACTAAATGACCGTGGGTCATTTTTAGATGATGAGAATCAAATGGTAATTGACGCTGTCATTACTGAAATATCTGAACATCTATTTGAACAATGGAATAGTTCTAATTTAGATGAAGGGACATTTTATGCAGATTATCAAATTGCTTTAATGTCATCAGACCCATATTTACAATCTAAGTTTAATCTATTCTATGAATTAACACCTGAAGATGAGGAGTATTTTAATGTTGGGTTATAAATTAAAAGATGTAGAAGAAATGGTTGAGGGTTTATTGAATGTACATGAATCTTTACCTGATTCTAGGGATAAGGAAGAAGTTTGGTTAGCCGCCGACTTTTTAATTGGATTAATGGAGGAAGGCCATGTCTCATAAACTAATTGAATATATCAAACTACATATAATGTCTTTAAACCAGGATTTAGAGCAATTATCTAATCAGATGGATGCTTTGGACCCCGCCTCAAAAGACTTTGCTGAATTAGATATTGAATACAATTGGACGAGTGGCCAGGTATCTGCTTGTGACCACATTTTGTCAGTGGCTCTTGATATAATGGAAGAAACAAAGGAGAAATAATGGAACTAACAGATAGCCTGCAGAGACAAGTGGACCACGGTTCATCTGGGCTCGACATCTTGCACGGTGCATTGAAGGTGCTCATGGTAGACGCTGAAGACGAACTACGTATGGCCCAAGAGACCGAAGAGGAAAACGACTATGACGACGCTATGGAATCTATGGAGCGGAAGTACTGGGAAGGCCAAGTAGACGCTCTAGCGCATGTGTATAGCCTTACATATGCATTATCATTTGCAATCGCAGAAAGGGACAAGAAATGAGTTTAGATCTACAAGAAGCAACACGTAGGGACGATGCATTTAATCAATTGTTATCTATTAATGAGCAGTTGAGCAATCTGGACCTATTCCCGTCGTTATGTTGGGCATGGTGCTTTGACATCATCAAAGATATCTACGACAACACTGATACTGGCTATGATGAAGCAATCACAGAAGGTGTTACATTAAAACAAATCTTCGATAAGTTCTATGAAGATTCCGACAGCCTTGGTCTTAGCATGGACACAGGCGGCGAAATCATGGAGGAGACAATCAGAGATTGGATGAGGGAGAATGACTTCATCGTTGCCCTGGATGACGACGGGTGGCTAGATGACTAGAGATGAGTTAACTAAGTTTAAACTGGAGCTGGCTCGTGCCTGGATTCAAAATGGTCATGAAGACATGGCTAGGTCGATCATTACTAAATTAATCAATGATGGAATGGAACAAAATAAGGATTCGTAAGGGCAGGCGGAGCTTCTTACGAGGGTATTTACAAATTCGCCAAAAACTGGTAAAATATACCAAAATAAAACTGTCTAGAAAGGACAAGTAAATGACAACAAAGCGTGACTATCTAAAAGCTCAAGGCATCACCGTTGGTGCCCGTGGACGTTTTTCATCCGCAGCAAAGCAGGCCCTAGCAGAGGCAACTCAAAAGGGCATTCAGTTCACCGCTGAGAAGCCTACTTCAAACCGTAAGAAGTAGGATCCATGGGGGAGGTTGGTTCTTACCCTTTCGTTGCCAACTTCCCCCACCCAATGATACAATTACCCCCACGAAAGAGAATGGAGATAAATGGCAAAACGAATACCTGAACAAAAATTGGCGGAAGCCATGTATCAAGCAATGAATGATGTTAACTTCAATGCTACATTAGTGGCTAATTATTTAATTAATCATTCTCCACATTATACACAAGATAAAATAATGGAACTCGTTGAGGCAATTGTCACATATCAATATATGAGATATAACCAAGATTGGGACAATTCGGCGGAAACAAGTTATGGTCTAATCAAAGCAAGAGATTGGTTTAGATTACTTGCAGAGAATGACCAATTGGAATTAGAGATGTATTAGTAATTAATCATTGATCCCCCTGGAGAAATCCAGGGGGTTTTTTATTTTAAAAATACGGGCCAATTTCCCCATTTACGATAAATCTAATAAAATCACTGGAATTTTGACCAGAATAATATAAAATGTATAATAAAACTATTATAAATATATATAAATTGGTCAGAATTTACCAGAAAATGCTTGACAAATACGGGCCAATATGCATATTTACGGGCATATTTTTTATATCACGGGAATGTATTGACATGCCCAATATAATATGATATGGCCCAAATGCCCCATGTTGACATTACGGGGGAGTTTATGATATGCTCAAATACTCATATAATGTTAAATTAAATAATCAATAGTATTATAAATATATACAGTAGTCATATTCTCCACTTTACTCCACAATACTCCACTTTAAAAGGCTCTATAAGGCCTATACAAAGGAGAAAATGGGAGGGGGAATAGGAGATCTAATCCCAGAGATTGTATGCATATTCTGGCGAATTCAAGGATATCATCCTAGCTTTGCCACATATGCATGGTGGATGTTTATGGATCTTATCTTCTGGTAATTCTGTCTCTATAGATAATATAGTTTTACATTCCTTACACTTGAAGATACGTTTAATCATGGTAAGTACCGTCTATATCGGTCTTCCCGCCTAAAAATCCACCAACAGATGGATCCATTAATCCTGGACCTTTTCCTTGTGGATGATTGGCATAGAATATGCCATCTCTTTCATATCCTTCTTGTTCAACTACAAATCCATTCTCTCTGTCATAGACTACATAATCAAGTTCTACAACATTAAAGAACTTCTTTAGGGTTGATAGGGCTATATTTAGGTCTAAAGATCCGCAAGTATATAGATCAAATTGAAGTAATCCTGGATCTGGTTCATCCCAAATATGAAATGCAATATGGCTAGTTTCGATCATAACAATTGCGGTTAGACCCCTATTGCCCTCAACATTTACATAAGATGCAAATGGTCCTTTTATAATCTTCATATTAATCTGGTCAACTAAAATACGTAAAAAATTCTCAGCCATTATTTCATTATTCATTGGCTCTTTTACCTTAGCATTTACAAGTAGATGCTTATGATATATCATTTATGTGCTCCTTACAAACAAATATTATTCTGTACCCGTCCGAATTTATCCCTACCGTTTCATTTTTACAGTATTGACAATATTTAGATTTTTCTATATTTTTCTTTCTTAAATAATCTAAATAGGCAGCCTGTACTGGATCTTTAGGTAGCGGGTATCCGCTCATAGATCAGATTCATCGTCATCGCTGAAATCTACAGCAAATGCGTCATCCAAATTTTTTAAACTATTAAACAAATAGAAGATTCCTGCAATTATGCTGGATATCAGCAACAACGATGCAATCATCTTTTTCCTCATAATTCTCCTGACGTAGTCATTATATTTTAGCATTTTTTCTTCTCTGCCGCCGCACTTTTCGCTTCACTATTTACCAGATTCGATCAACATACTATTATTTATGTATAATTCTAAATGCATCTCCATCGCCATCAATAAAGTCCCATGGCTTTTCGTATTCTGGATCTACAAAACCTGTCTTTTCCCAGTATGGAACACCATCCTCGTCATAGTCATTCCATCCATCTCCACTCATATCAAAATCAAATTCATAGAATGTGCCAAACTTATAATACACTGGCCATGTAATCTTCCAGACAAATGCATGAAATTTATAGCGCCAACCAAAATCTTCTAATTCATCCTGATATGAAATACGCAGAATTGCCCAACCTGCAATATCACCACACATATTCGCAAACCAACGAAGTGGAACTATTCTTGTCTTATTTATTTTGAGATCTTTCATTATATTCCTATCTGGTCGAGCCTCGTATCAGAGTCGAACTGATGACCCTCCGCTTACAAGGCGGATGCTCTGGCCACTGAGCTAACAAGGCCTGGAGCGGATGATGAGAATCGAACTCACCCCTTCTGCTTGGAAGGCAGAGGCACTACCAATATGCAACATCCGCAACTATAGTATTTTATATTATTTATTTAGGGCTGTCAAGAGTTACACTCAAAGGGTAATATTGTTGTTTTATCGCTGTTGGCCCTAGTTTTTTACGTGCTATTGCTGACCAATGTGTAGATGGAGCAAGATTTATAAACAACATCTTACAGTAATCTGATGGGCTTTGAGATGGATACGGTGGTCTACCATGCTCATCTTCATCGCCTTTTAAAAATACTGCAGATCCTTTTTTATCTTTAAATAATAATACATTTTCTCCATCTTTTACCTCAAGTCCCCATTCTGGAACAGTTGTGTCCAAACAAACATCTATTGTATGTGTAGATGGAAGAGTATCTACGTGCATAAATAATTGTGGTACATTCCCATCAACTATTTGATATCTTGTTACTTGGTTATATGTAATTTCAAGATCTGGTTCATTAAATTCTTTTTTAGCAATCTCAATAAGTTTGGACTCGATATCTTTGCTAAATTCAAAAACAGAATCATATCTTCCAAATCTAGTAGAGTACTGACCAATATTAAAGCTTTTATCTATTTCATTACACTCAGAAAGTATTCTGCTAAATAGATCTTCTCCAAATGGGTTTTCTTTATAAAAAGATTTCATTCTTCTCCCTAAATTAATACAGCCCCATATCTCTATGGGGCCGCATTTTAATACTATCAGTTAGGATTCTTTATAGAATCTGAAACTGAACCAATATGTAACGAATTTTTCTTTCGCTTGCCACCCTGATCAGCATTTAAATTAATAGTGTCTTTGGATGTTGTTGCTCCAGAAGATTCGTTATTTGGTGGCGGAGTTACGCCAGTTCCGTTATCCACGGTTGGCGGCGTCTCCGACAGCACCCAATACGTTCTCTGAATCAATTCCCATTATTGCTCCAAGATAAATTGAAGATTCATTTTGGATTGATTGATCAGAAACTGTTGGTGATGATACAGTTGAGCATCCGCACATGTCGCACATTATAGTGACTCCGAATAATCGCCAGCAGATTCTCCTGCAGCAGAAGAACCTTCTTGGTTCAATCCTGCATTACCTTGAGTTGACATATCCTTAGCTGGAAATGCCGAAGCAGGTGCTTCTGTATAAGACTCTGTTGCCCATGGCGAAGATGGGTTAATCTTTGGGTCTGTAAACCCTGTGGTGTTAATACCGTCTGTCATTTTTCTCTCCTATAGGTTTTATTAATTAGACCAGCATGCTTTTGGTCTACTACAATTATAGCATTAGTGGTATTCTTTTTTGTTCCAGAGGTTATTTCTATACCATCCAGTCAAAACAGACCCTACTTGCCATATCCTTCTCTTATTGTCCTTTTTTAATTCTGGGCTATCTTCTGTTTCCCAACGCTCTCTTTTAATTGGAATAATCTGATAAAGTGGAGTGCCTTTAGGAACAAGTCCTTCAAATCCTTCTTTAACGTAGAAAGGTATTCTTCCAGAACCTAATAAATCAGCATCACAATCTACAACAGCACTCATTGTAAAAAATGGCAAATCGTATTGATTTAACGGTTGAGTGATCAAAATGCTATACCCAGGAGGAGCTTTAATTAAATGTGGATTGTGCCATGCATAATGTTTATTTTCGTAACCATTTGGTGCTGGCATTGGATGTGTAATTTCTGGACCCCTTGCTTGCAATGGCTCCCAATAATCTGGACCCTGCTCTGCTGTTTGCCCTGGCCATCTAATCATCGATCCATATTGAGTTTGTTCAACAACTAAATCAGTCCATAACTCTACTGTATATCCAGTTAAAAATGCATCCATAAAAGGAACACATGCTCTTAATCCTGGATTCATTCCCCATTTAGTAAATTCCATTTTGCCACCTATAAACATGGGTGTCTTTGCGTACCATTCTGGTACGTAATTTTTAGATGGTTTTAAATTAGGAATATGATCAAAATCTGTTGAGACTTTAAGCTTTTTTGATTTAATCACTATTTAATTTTCTTTCCAAATTTAGCCCAAACTCTTTCATGAATATAATATCCAAGAGCTTCCCAACCTATATATATCAAGGCTCCAAGACTAGCATATTCCCATTCGCCAGTAAATAAATAAATTACTCCAGCAACACCAACTAAGTGAAATGTTTCCCAACTTGCTGTTTTTAACAAGGTTTTTCTATTAGTATCAGACATTTATATCTCCTTCCATAAGTCTTTTTCTATGTTCTACACAAACATCTATAATTGGAGTTTCTTTTCCGCTCCATAAAACTTCTGCATGACCCCAACATCCTTTAATTCTACAAACATCATAATTAAAGGACTGGATCTCTATCTGAGATTTTAATTCAAGCATCTAATCTTCTTTCCTCCAAATCTACTGGTGTAGGTGCAGTCAATAAAGTATTGCATTCTGCACACTTACAGTCTAACATATAAAATCCTACTAAGTAGGTTTCTGGATCAAATACAGCATTTATATTTAGCATGGTAGACCCACAGTTTGGGCAAGCGGCTGTGGGTACTCCACGCATATCATTCATTACAAAATTAGTCCAAAATGCTTAGCAATGTAAGCTATTGCTAATCCTGACCAAAGTATGTTAAACCAAATTAAAGTTGGTATTGTTTTTACAGTTGACGACCAAATAAGGCCAAGACTTGAAACTAAAGCAAATATATATAGCCACCATATTGACATATCAAAAAGTAGTCCAGGAATAATAATAGTTCCTTTAGTAACAAAAGCAAAAAACTCAACCGTATTTGCTTTAGTCCAATATTTTCTATGTCTCATAGTTTTTAAAGCTTCTAACCACTGCATATGTTTATTATTTTTCATTATGATAATTCTCCTTTAAGAATTGATAATGAGTTGGTGCATTTTTAATAAAATCATTCCACTTTTTTTGTAGTTTTTCTGTTCTAATATAGAAGTTTCCAGCAATTTGTTCATAATTTGCTCCATGATTAGCATGCTCCCAATAAGGAATTGATGCTTTAAATATTGGATAGTACTCATGGCCTACAGCAATACAGTGGAATCCGCTATCTATTGCTGCCCTCCAAGACTGACCTTGAGTTTTATCTATAAGTTCTTCAAGGAACGGAGTATTTGGTGGAGCACTCCAAAGTTCTGGAGCTCTTTCCATAGTTGTCATGTATTCCCAGAATTTTGTATCTCTTCTTGAACTTAAACAATAATGATACTCTAAAAATGTAGCAAATGATTCAAAGTGTTTTCTAGTTATACCATTAAAAAAATCACGATCAATAGCATTAACATATCCTCTAGACAACAATCTTGCAAGCATCATTGAGGATTCATGAATAAAGAATAAACCATTAGACTCTAGTGGCTCTAAGAATGCTGCAGAAAGTCCAATTCCAACAACATTTTTTACCCAAGTTCTAGCATATGTGCCAGTTTTAAAATCAATATGTCTAAATGCTGAATCTGCTGGGACACGATGAGCCCCCTTATCTTTAGCTAAATATACTTTAAATTCTTCTAGGGCTTCTTCTTTTGTAGTAAACTTATCCGAATATACGTATCCAGTTCCGATTCTAGAATATAAAGGGGCGTTCCATACCCATCCATGCCCCAATGCTGTACAATTTGTGTAAAGATCTACTTCTTCATCTGGATTTTCATATGG